GCCCAGGCGAGCCTGGGCACCGATGAGCCACCCACCGCAAATCTCACGAATGGGCGCCCCACGGACTGGGATGGTACCAACTGGCCTCACTGTGGGGCGTTGCATGCCAATCGGCTCTGGGCAGCCGGGAATGCCAACAGTCCGCATCGGCTGTATTACTCTACCCCGAGCGACCATGAAAATTTCCTGTCGACTACGGCGGGGGCGGGGAGCCTCGAGGTGTTCCCCGGCGAAGGGCAATACATCTCAGGGATGCTGAGCTTTTCCGGGCTGCTCATCGTCTGGAAGTATCCCCGTGGGATTTATACCGTCCATACCTCCAGTATCGCCCAGGAAGACTGGAACGTCGAACGCCTCACGAATGCCTTTGGCGGGCTGAACGGGGCGACCCAGGTCATGATCGAAGGGGATGTCGTCTTTCTCGACGCCACGGGTGATGTGCATCTGCTGAGTGCCGTGCAAGAGTTTACCAACCTTGGCAGTCAATCGCTCTCCAGAGCGACACAGATTGATCAGATTGTCCGCGAATTTGCCGACAGTCATGCCCTGCGCTACGCCCGCATGATTTACTACCCCTATCGGCGCGAGGTGCATATCGCCATGCGGCTCAAAGGGGAGAGCGTCAATACGCATCGGCTCGTGCTTGATGTCAATCGGCCAGATCGCCCGCGCTTTCGCGTGTCCAACCGGGATGTCTGTCAGAGCTTTTGGCTGCGGCGGGGAACGATATTCAGCCCCAGCGGGAAGGATCACGAGCTGATGTCCGGTGATAACGCCGGATTTATCTGGCATCTCGATCAACCGGGCAATGCGAAAGACGGCGCCGGATATGAGGGACGGTTCCAGACCATGTGGACCGATCTCAGTTTTGCCGATCCTGCCCTGGCCGTGCGCGATAAGAACGCCCAATTCCTGGAGCTGGCCTTTAATCCCACCGGGCGCTGGCCGGTCAATATTGCCGTGTGGTGGGATGCGCGGCCTCAGACCCAAGGCAGCTTTGTCGTCGCGGACCCTGGCGGGTATTACCTCGGCACGTGGGCCTTGGGACAAGGGGCACTCGTGGATGGGACCGCGGTGTTGATTCGGCGCTTCCGCCTCACGGGCGGCGGGCGGCGGGTGAGTGTCGAAATGTGGAATGATCAGCCGGGCCAGGATTTTAGCATTGCCCAGATGTATCTCAGTTTCACCGCGGGCAACGAAAGGACGCGCTAATGCCCTATCCCTACAGCATCACGACCCGCACGGACGGGGAAATTATCACCCACACGAAATATAATGCCGATCACCAGAACCATATCGATCACCAGATCCCCGCCGATAGCGACGACTACAGCGCCAATGTAACCGAGATGCGCGTGCAGACCAATCCTGGTGGCGTCGGCAGTGAATCGCTCGCTACGAACCTGGCGGGGGAGTTGGAACGCCTCCGGTATGTGCTGGCCCAGCGCTTTGGCCTCACCTACTGGTATCAGGTGGCCGGGAGTACGTCGGCGGTCAAGGGCGTGCAAGGGGTCAACAACGCCACCACCCCCACCACGAAGTACGACCTCTCGGCCATGTCGATCGTGGCCGGCACGGGCACGTCAGGCGGAATCGTCGATATCAACAACGTTGTCTATACCGTGGATATCACGCAAGCGGGGCCGGTATTGAATGGGCGCGATCAGGCCAGTGCCTTTTCCGCCAATAGCTTCATTCATATCTACCACATCACCAACGGTTCGACGCCTGGCCTCATTGCCAGCCCCATTGGCCCCAATTCGCCCCTGGGGCCCGTGATGCCAAGTGGCTATCTCCATCATGCCTATCTGACGACGTTACGCCTGAACGCCAGCACGCAATTTCTGCGGACTCGGACCATCAACGGGTGGGTGATGTACGAGCTCGACTCCGACGCGGCCAGCGCCAACCGCGTGCTGACGGATGGGGTCCAAACGACCTTTACGGATGTCGATCTCTCGGCCCTGGTGCCGAGCCAGGCGCTCAAGGTGCTGCTGAGCACGCGGCTACTCCTGACCCATAACGCGACGGGTGTGTTTACCTTGTTTGTGCGCCCTAACGGCGCCGCGCATGTGGCCAACGGGATTGCCGTGTGTGCCGCACCCTCAGCGGTCAATGGCGTGCAGACTTCAGCGGTCAACTGGGTCACATTGGCGCTGCCCTCGGATCGTATCGTGGAATACAAGCTGTCGGCCGCCCCCGCGACCAGTGGCGGGGCGATCCTGGATGTGATGGGATATGGTGTCCCGAACGGAGCAGAATAGTGTACCCAGCCCGAACCGTCTACCAGCTTGTGATGACGCCCCACGACTACCGAGCCGCGCATGCGTTTCTGAGGGCACAGGACGCCGATGAGCCGCTGAGTTTCCCCACCGTAGTGGCCATACGCGATGACGCGATCGTGGGCCTGCTGAGCACCCAGACGGGACAGGGGGCGGTGATCGCCGGCCCACTGGTGATCTCGATGGCACGGCCAATCTTTATTGCCATTCGGCTGATCGAGGCCTATGAACGAGTGCTCTGGGAGGCAGGGGTGCGGTCCTATCGGTTTGGCATCGATGCAACCGAAGGGAAGGCATGGGCGGACATGGTACAGCGCTATGGCTTCGAACCGTACACCGAGCATGCGGGCGCCTTATGGTTTAAGCGTGAACTCCAGGAGGCCGTCTAATGAGGGGCTCCAAGGTCAAATATCCAGAAATGTCGTCACAGGAGCGGGAACTCCAAAGCATGCAGCTCGATATGCTGCGCGAGTACCGCACGCTGGCCGCCGAATCGACACGGCTGCAGAATCTCCTGGCGCCCTATCTCTATCGCGCCAGTGGCATCAAGCCCATTCAGGACGATCAGGGCAAGATTATCGGCTTCGAGGAAGATCCCCAGGCCAAAGCGCTGAGTGATCGGGAGCGCAGCTTACAGGAGAAGTACCTCAAGCGTTCCGAGGATGCCCTGGCCGGCAACCTCCCGGTGGACCCCGCGCTTGAGCGCAATCTGGCCACAAATGAGCAATCGGTGCGGGAGCGCCTGCTCTCCCAGCTCGGCCCTGGCTATGAAACGTCGACGCCGGGCATGCAGGCGCTGGCGACCGAGCGCTCACGGGCGGAAGAGCTGCGCAGTGGAGCCCGCACGGGACAACTGGCGTTGTCTGAACAACTGGGGCTGGCACGGGCGGGGGCCGCCGAACAGAAGCAAAGCAACCTCATGGCGCGGCTGATGAGCAGTTATGGCACGTCCAGCGCCTTGGGCGGCCAGACGGCAGGAGCGTTGCAAGGCTTGGCCCAGGCGCTGCAAGGCTATGGGGCGCAGCGGCAGGGGATGTTTCAGGCCAATATGTTCAACGCGCAGCAACCAGGGTTTATGAGCTTTTTGGGCCAGCTCCTCGGCATCGGGGCCGGGTCATTCTTTGGCGGGGCCGGTGGCGCCTTTGGGCGGCGGTTGTTCGGCCCGTCAGGAGCGTAGGCGATGGCGCAAAGTCTCTGGTCGGGATTACAAGGCAGTATCCCCCTGGGCATTCAACTGGGCCTGCAGGCGTATCGCTCGGGGCGGGAAGATGAGCAGCTCCAGCTCGCCCGGCAGCGCGAGGAACGCATCGCCAAGCTCCAGGAGCGTCAAGAAGTTTTGGGCGGCATTGAAGCCATGATGAAGATTTCCGCCATTCCTGACCGGGGCACGCGCAACCACCTTTTTGGGCTCTATGCCCAGCGTGCGACCACGGCGGATGGGCAACCGATCTTTGGCCCTGACACAGTTGCGACCTTCCAAAAAATGGGCGATGAGCAGCGCCAGCAAGTCATGGATATCTTTTCGAATAACCTGGAATTGCTCGGGAATATGAGCCCTGATCAACTCGCCGGGATGTTTAGAGATCCCTTAGAGGCGATGAAGTATCTCGATGAACTGGGGAAACAGACGGAGCAGAAGCGCAAGATGGCCGCGCAGAAAGCGGGCGAGGAGGCTTGGAGCCGTGTGCAACTGGAAGGCGATGTAGGGCAGCGGATTCTCAGCGTGCAATCCGCGATTCAGGCGGCAGGGGCGGCCGGCGCAGACACCTCCAAATTGAATCAACACCTCAATGCGCTACTCTCGCAACAGCAGCAAGCCGCGACAGAACGACACCAGCGGGCACAGGAAGGCATCTCCGCAGGCAACCTGGCGGTGTCGCGTGCCAACCTCGGTCTGCGGCAGCAAGAGTTATCATTGTCGAAGTCGAGCAATCCCGCCGAGCGCTACGCTGCGGAAATGTTCGATCAACCCTTTAACCGCCTGACTACAGCCCAACGGGCGCAGGTGAATGATCGGGTGAGTGCTGAATCGCTCGAACGGGCGCAGCAAATGGGCGCGGTCCAAGCGGGACAGCGCGCCACGCCAGCACAGCAAACCGAAGAGCTGGCCGCCATGCAGTCCAGCCTAGATACGCTCGACTTCATTGAACAAAAGCTCAACGATGAGTTTGTTGGCCCCGTCCGTGGTGGCATGCAAGCCTATGCCATGGAAAAAGCAGGCGGCATGTCGGAGCAAGAAATCGATTTCCGGGCCGCGTTGGCTTCGTACGAAAATATTCTTACACTGTTACGATCAGGTGCAGCCGTGACCGCGAGTGAGTCTGTACGCTTAACCCGTGAGACGCCGAAAGCGACCGATCGACCCGAGCAGTTACGTGGAAAGCTTCGCACCGCTCGACAAATTCTGCAAAACGCCATGAAACGCCGAAAAGAAGCGCTCGTGACGGGTGGATATGGCCAGGTGCCGACTTTTACGCAGCCGGACGTGTCCACGCCAGAGCGCCCGAACGCGACGCATCGGTACAACCCCGAGACTGGCCGCATCGAGGCGATCGACTAATGCCCAAATATGTCGAAGTCCCTGGCCATGGAATTGTCGAGTTTCCTGATAGCCTCAGCGATGACCAAATTGGCGAGGCCATTCAGACGCACATTCTGACCCCCAAAGAACGCGCCAAGGGCACGTATGACGCCGCACAGGCCCGCCGCCGCGCCCTCATTGCGGAGGAGTTACAACGTCCCGCATTCCCCATGCGGCCGGAGATGGCCTCTCCTGAGTTTGAAGGGGTGCCCTCCACGCCAGACGACCCCGGTGGCCGCATGGTGTTAACTCAGGCGATTGGCATGGGGCTGCCGATGGCTGGCACCGCACTGGGCACCATGACGCCTATTCCGGGCGGGGCGCTGCTGGGTGAGACGGCGGGCAGTGTGGCGGCGAGGCGCCTCAATGTGGCGCTAGGACTGGAAGAGCCGGGCCGTGTGGGGGATATTGCCTCTGTCGTGGGGCCGGCCGCGATGAAAGGGCTCGGGCATGGCATCGCCGCCGTGGCGAAGCGGCTCCCCGGTGTGAGCTATGGCTTGCAGGAAATGGGCGTGCAACAGGCCGATGACCTGGCCGCACGGTTGGTGCCACGCCCCAGCGCGGATATTCTGTATGATCGGGTGGCGCAGGTGAACCCGCCCGTGCGGCTCAACGAAACGGCGAAGGTCGCGGGGAAGCTGCTTGACCAACAAAGGCGCCTGGCACCGCAGCAACGCTCGGAGGTGATTGTCAATGCCGCAGAAGGGTGGCTCGACATGGCGCAGCGAGCCCCCACCACGGATTTCCAAGATGTCTGGCTCGCGCAAAAGCAACTTCGGCAACAGATGACCGCCGCGGGCGGACTCGATCAAGGAACGCGGCGCATCATTGACGGCGCCATTATGCGCGATGTGGAAGCGACCCCTGGCCCCCTCTCAGCGGCGCTCAAGGCCGCGAATGCGACCTATCGCAAGCAAGAAGCGCTCAAGGATTTGACCAGCGCGATCGAAGGTAACGTGCAACGCATCGTGCAGGGCCAGGGCACGCCACGCATTGACGCCGGCGCGATTATGAGGCGTTTCGAGAAGGCCATGCGGGAGGATGACCTCTTTGCTGGCGCGTTTAATGCGGCGGAACTTGGCGATATTCGGGAGACCTTGACGGCGATCGCCCAGCTACCACGTATGGGCGCCTCGCCTGGCGCATCCTATGGCTCGGGGGGTGTGGCAGGTATTGGCGGGGGGGCGACAGGCTTCGCGTTGGGGCTTGACCCGCAAACCGCAGCGGCGATTACCGCGACGATGACGGCCTTGCCCTTTGTGCTCATGACAGAGCCAGGGCGTGCGGTGGTGCGTGGGCTGGCGAATGCGGGCACGTTATTGACGCCCACGGGTGCGGCGGCGTTGCGGGGGTTTTTGCAGACCTCTGGCCAGCTGGCAGCACAGTAATGCCATGGTCACCCAGCAGGGCGATGGCAGCACGAAGCTGCTCTATTGGATCCTGGGCGCCGTGGCCATCATGCTCCAAGCGACCACGGGAGTCATTATCTCGGATCTTCGCCGTGAGGTGCGCGATTTACGCCTGGACGTGACACGCATGGAGCTGGTTCTCACTCGACGCGAACCGTTCATGGAGCAGGCCACGGCGCTGGCCCAGCGTGTGGAGGCGCTGGGCCATGAGCTGCGCCAGCACTATCGCGCCCATGCCGAGGAAAGCGCCCAGATGGCGAATCGCTTCAACGCCCATGAGCGCGCCCTGAGTGGGCTGAAGGCGCCGGGATATCGGCAACTGGTACCGGAAGAGTATGGGGGACCATAAAGGAGGTCTATGCCAGACGATGCCGAGAATGAAATCACCGGGACGGCAGATGTGATCCTCGACGTAGGGCGGGCTCTGGTGCGGCCACTGGTCACGGTCGCCTTTACCGTGACGTTTCTGTGGCTCACGGTGACCGGCGTGGTGCCGATCGACGGCTTTCTCACGATGACGACGGCGGTGCTCAGTTTCTGGTTTGCGCAACGTGGCAATCCCAAATAGGAGGGCTCTCCATGCGCTCACTCTGGCTTGTCCTGCTACTGCTTTCCCCATTCCCCGCCCTGGCTGCCACGCTGCAGTGGGATCCGCCCACGACGCTGGAGAATGGCCAGCCGATCACCTCAGGCATTCTCCGCTATGTGGTGGCTCGCAGTGATACGCAGGCGGGCCCCAAGACGGTGTTAGGCGAGCCGACGACCACGAGCTTTGCCTTACAAGATGCTGACCGGGGGAAGTGGTTTCATGTCGGCGCCGTGGGCACGGGTGGGCAAGGCCCCGATGCGAGCATTGTCTGGCTGGGGCCTGGCGCGGTGCTCAATCTGCGCATTGAAGGCGGGACGCTGGCGATTCTGCCATGAGCGCCGAGGCGACGGATCTGCTCGACGCCTATGTGGCGCTGCGGTGCGTCTATGGTGAGGATATTGCCCAGGAGGCGATGTATCTCACACTGCGACAAGCCCCCGTCGATCGTTCGCGGCGCTTCCGTTTTCTGGCGCGATGTCTGGCCCGCGCCGGCTACCATGACGCGCTGATCAGCCAGGCGCATCAGCATACGCGCCACCGGGAGCGGGTCAGCCGGGGCAGCCCGGAAGTGCTGTATGCCCTCTGGCATCAACGGCCCTATGATCCCGCCCGGCTCACGATGGCCCGGCAAGCGTTGTCTCGGCTACCGGATTGGCTGCTCGAGATGGCGGCGAATGAGGAGGCGATGACGCGCCGTCATTGTGCCCATGCCCCGCGCTGGTGGTATCGCTATGAGTCCAGTCACGGGGTCTCGATTCGCTGTAAACGGTGCCTGGCGGCCCGGACGGCCACGCACCGCCAGATGGTGGCCCGGTGACGAGACAAGCCTGAGGAGGTGCGTGATCCTCGTGCTCCTGATTGACGACGAAGAAAGCGCACACCTCCTCGTCAAGCAGGCGATGCCTGAAGGCGCCAGGCTCGACTATGCCGACAATCTCACGGCAGGGCTCACGATGGCTGCCGCCCAGGAATATGATCTGATCCTCACCGATCTCCGTATGCCCGGTACGACGAACGGCGATGCGCTCACCAAAGTGCTGGACGTGTGTCCCCAGACGGCGGTGCTCGTGTTTACCGCCTTGCATTATCCGGCCTATGCGGCTAGCCTGATTCGACAGGGGGCCGTGGGGTGTGTCTTTAAGCCGGATGCGGCGATCGAGCCGGAAATTGCGGAGCGGCTTTTGCGGGAGGCGATGCTCTTTGCCGTGGCACGGCATCAAGCCCAGCAACATCAACTCTTGAGCCTCAGCCAGAACGCGCAGGCGATTACCGAGCTGCAGCGCGAGGTGCGCGAGCTGCGCCAGGTGCGGGAACAGCTCGTGGTCACGGAGACGCGGCGGAAGCAGGACGAAGAGGACATTGGGGTGTTGCAGTCCAAAATTGACTTGCTGCAGGCCCAGCTCAGCGCCCGACAGACGGAGCGGGAAAAAGGCAAGTGGGGCTTGTGGGCGGGTATCGTGACCACAGTGGGCACAATCTTGACGGCGGTGGGGGTCGCCTGGCTGGCCCAGCGCATGGGGTGGAAACCATAAAAAGCAAGGGCGCCCGGCTTTCCTCCAGGCGCCCTCTCCCATGCTTCTTAGTTAACGCTCGTCGGTGGCACCTCCTTTCGTGACTTCCCCTGTCTGTCAGAGCTTTGATCCTGATGTCCCGTCCATCACGTTGATGACAATCTGTTGTTCTCTCGTGCGTCCGGTCATGCTCAACCGCCGCAGCGCCCGGATCGTCTCGCCTCCCTTGCCGATGAGCTGCCCAACGTGGGACGGGGGCACGGTGATCTCCAGGAGCAGCGTATTCGGTGTTTCCTTGACACTGATGGTGCACGGGGCTTTCACGAGCCAGCAACAGAGGGCTTCGAACAAGCTTGCGGTGTCGATGTCCTGCCAGGCGTCCATGGCGTTCTGTCCTTTCGATCGGTTACGGATGGACACTACAACTTGGCAATAACTCCGTCAGATAGTCGGGTAAGCGATCCTCGAAGGTCACCCACACCTCTTCTCCCAGCGGACTCATCACCGGGGCTCTAGTCGTCAAGACCACATCGCCTCCGTAGACGATGGGGGTCGTTTCGATGCTGCCTGATAAAGTCGCCAGAAGCGAACGGCACTCGGGCCTGGCATCTTTCACCTCGATCGTGAAGCTGGCGAGCAGGGGTGTGGCGCCTTTGGTGGTCGCATCGTACAGGCGCCCGCTCCCGGTATAGTCCTGGGTATAGCAGGGGTCGCTTTTCGGCAGTGTCAGGTCGTGCACATGCCCGAAAATGATCATTTGCCCGTTGTCCGGCTGGTAGATGCGCAGCTCAAAGAAATTGTCGTAGTTATCGACCAGGCAATACCGCTGCTGCGGCGTGATGCCAAAGGCGCTTTGCGCGTGGGCATGGGCCAACCACGCCACCAGCACCAGACCAACGACGGCCAGGCCGATAGCGAGTGCTCGCTCATCGGGTAACGGTTCGTGCGATTTCATGCTAGTCTCCTTTCGTGTCGATGAGTCGCAATCGCATCAAAGCTAACTTGCGGGCAACGATGTCTGTCGAATCGCGGTCGAGGTCGATCTCTATGGGCTCATGCGCGTCGTGGTCGTGGCACGGACCTGGCGGGACCATCGCCAGATCGTTGTGATCTCGCATCAAGCCAGCAGCCAGATACCCCAGCACGACGATGAACAGTGTCACCCCCACCCCGATGAGAAAACCTATCCACATGAACACCTCCCCTTAATAGGTCTGCAAACGAAGTGTGGTGGCCCGCTGCGTGCGGATATCGTCACAGGACAGAATAAAGGCATCGGCCAGTAACTCTTGCCGCGTGTGATCGGGCAAGGCGCGGAAGACGTGATAGGCTTCGGGAGCCTCCACCGCCAGCGTCGCCAGGCTGGCATGCCCCCAGCGCTCCAGCGCCTCCGTCACATCAGCGCGGGCTTGCGACAGAGGGGGAAATCCCATCGCCCCCAAACAGGTCAGCACGATTGGGGGCACCGGAGGGGCCGGCTGCCTCGTGTCAACCCGTGGTGTGAGGGCGCAGCCGAGAAGCCCACAACTCAGCAGCAGCGCCAAGGCTCGTTTCATTGTCCCCTCCTTGAGGACAGGATCGCCTCGATGGCGGGCCAGTCGGCGGGGCGCCAGACATAGACATGCACATCTGGCACGAGGGCAAACGCTTGAAGCCACGCCTCCTGATCTGGCGTCACACGCCCCAGCGCCGACTTCAGCTCGGCGATGATGAGCCGTGGCGGACGCAGCAGCAGCAGATCCGGCAGCCCAGCGTCACCCTGTACTGCCGTGCGCCACCCATGCGCCGTTCGGGCTGGGCGCTGGTGGAACACCTTCCAGTGGTGCAGCCGCGCCAGCTCGATCACTGCTGTCAGGAACCCCGCCTCGGTTTCTGGCCTCGGCTTTGCCGGTGTGGCGGAAGCAGTAGTATTCGGTGACGATGTGGCCCTCATGGGTATGGGTCCTCACCTCGAAATAGGCCGGCGCGGTCACGAAGCCGCAGCGGGTGCAACAGGGCTGATGGGGGGGCATACAGATGGTCATGACTCATTCCTTGTCCTTTCGCCTCCAGGTATATCGGCATCTTTGCATGTCGCAAAGTGACTGACATGGCCTTTGTCTGGCTCAAATCTGGCACCATAGCGAGGCCCCACATCATATGGGCCGTCGGTCCACGATGGATCAATATTGACGGGGATGTATTTCCCTTGATCTGTTGTCAGGAAAATGATACTGGCTCCACAACTGCGGCATTTAGACATTGTGGTCCTCCGTAGGCGTGCGTTGAGAAGACATGCCAGACCGGACGGGTAGCTCGCCCGCCACAGCGCCATCGACTCCCATGACGCCGCCATCAACACCCGCAGGTCTCACCCGGGGGCGCGCTTCTGGGGCCAGGCCCTCACCCTGGCAGCGGCTGGCGTGTGTGGGTTAATCCCTTAGCGTGGCTCCAGGTCGGATGCTATATGTCCTCACCTTCAGCCCAGTCGTCCACCATGGCGGCACTGGTTGCCAGCCAGGATTCCGCATCATCCGCCACGGTTCCGCATAGGCGTCATACAGGACTGTGCCAACCCGTGCACCATTGCGATAGAAGCGCTTGATTTGCAGAGCCTTAGCTGATACTGGGACAATCATGACACCCTCCGGTCTGGTGTGGATGGGTTATCCCTGTTGTGCCTCGGTTTCTGGTGCCGGAATCAGGCCAGCATCAAACAGCCGGATAAATTGCTCCACACGCGGCCGATACAGCAGCGGAATATCCTCGATCTGATGCACTCCAAAGGCATGCGCCATGGGGCAATTCTCCCAGCTATGGCATGTCCAGGCCGCGACTGGCACCTCATGCCCTCCCGCCGCGATGAGCTCAGGGACAACGGCGTCTCGAAATGTGGCGAGTGTCTCTCCGGTTTCTAATATGGCAGTCTCGGCGTTTTTCGCCTCCCCGAGGTTCGCCTCCCCGAGGTTCGCCTCCACGAGGTTCGCCCCCCCGAGGTTCGCCCCACCGAGGTCCGCCTCACGGAGGTCCGCCCCACGGAGGTTCGCCTCACGGAGGTCCGCCTCCACGAGGTTCGCCTCCCAGAGGTTCGCCCCCCCGAGGTTCGCCCCACGGAGGTCCGCCTCACCGAGGTTCGCCCCACGGAGGTTCGCCCCACGGAGGTTCGCCCCACGGAGGTTCGCCTCCCCGAGGTTCGCCTCCACGAGGTTCGCCTGACGGAGGTCCGCCCCACGGAGGTTCGCCTCCCCGAGGTCAGCCCCACGGAGGTCCGCCCTCTGCTGCACGGCCAGCTCTAGCGCCCGCCGCAGCGAATCGGCCTCGACGGCAAACAAGATAGTTCCTAACCAGCGGTGCTTGACTTCAAACATGGCATTCCTCCCGTCGTGGCTTATCCTTGTTGCCCCTGCGCCTCGACCCGGTCCTGCAGGTTGGCGTACACCCGCTCTAAAGCCTGCGTGCTGATGCCATCAGGCCAGCGCTTCAGGGCATCGTTCAGCAGCGAGCCCAGGTTGTGCTGCTCGGCATACGTCATCACCGCCTTGATGCGCTCTGTCGACGCCAAGCCATTGGCATGCCCATTCTTGCTATCTGGTTGACCTGTGGTGACGGCTTCTCCGGTTGGTGCGTCTACCGATGAGGGGTCAGGGTCCAATCGTACATCCTGGGACGATTCTGGCGTCTCGATGCCATCTCCCAGTGGCACATCCTGCTCGATTTCCGCTGCCAGGCGAGCACTGTACTCGTTCCATGCTGCCTCGTACTGCGCCCGCGTCATACACTCCCGTAGCAGCTTTTTGGTAATGCGTGCATCTTCAGGCAGGTCCATCACCCGCCGCATATGGATCGCAAAGGTGACCGCGTCAATCCCAAGGCTTGTGGCCAGGGTGACAAGGCTGTTGATCTCATCGGGGCTCACTGCATTGGACGCCAGCGGTAAGGCCGCAGGGCCTGCCTGCATCGACCGCTCGGGAATGGTGTCCATCTCGGTTTCATCCAGCCATCCTAGTCCGGCGATGGAGAGGGTGACGCGGCGCTTAGCCTTGGTTTCGCACTTCATCAGCGCATTGGCGAGATCCTCGCCTGTAAGCTCATTCCCTCCTTTCTTGAGCGGCACCACGCCGGTACTCTCGTCTTCGCGTCCCTCGCGGTCCCTGGCGCGGGCCGTGACCACATAGACGTCATTCATCTTTTCTCGGTTAGCAATATAGATGCTGATGCCATGCAGCTTGCGGAGCTGGTCCGCGCAATCCCGTAGGGCGTAGAGCCTGAGCTTACCGTTGAGGGTCAGATACTCAAAGGGCTTGGTCAGTGGATTCAGGCCCAGGCTGCGGCAGACAGCCGCATAGTATTCCGTGCGCTGCGCAGCGTTCAGCCCGGAGAGATCGCCACCGATCACCGTTTTCTCCAGTACTTCTGGTGTGATTCCCGCCATAGGAATGGCGACTGATTCGGTCATGATTGTTTGTCCTTTCAAGGCAGCTACCCGTGCATAAAACCGTCCCATGGCCCGCTGGACGGCAGGACTAGGCGTCATGGTCCCGTGCCGCGCGGTAGGCGCTCCTAAGCGCCTGCATCTGCTGCAACGTGTCCTCGAATGTCGGCGTATTCCCCAGGGCCTGATGGAGGTGGCTCCCGGCGAGGACAAAGCAGCTCTCTTCGATGGCCTCCAGGCTGGCGAGTAAGCGTTGCCCCAGGGCAATGAGGGCTTGGGTTTTGGCGAGCTGTGCGGTGAGTGCATGTCGCGTTTTCATCGTCGGCTCCTTCTCGGCCTTGGGTCCGAGCGCCGCACCATTTCAGCCGATCGCGGCAGTGGGCGTACCACACGTTCCGCCCGTTCGCTGGGTGCAGGCGCCTGGGGGTTAGCGTGTGCCGTTCCACAGGGCGAAGAACACGTCATAGTAGGCGGCCAGTCCTGATTCGTATGGGGCATAGTCCCACGACATGGAGAGCTGGTAATATTCCACATAGCCCTGGGCTATGCTGCAGATGCTATCGAGCATGGGTCAGCTCCTCTTGCATGGCGGTGCGCGTAAAGCTATACAGGTGCCCGTCGCGCTGAATGGCGCTGCACTGACAGCCGCGTGACACAAAGTGCGTGCGGGCGGACTGGGCTGATCCGAAGGTGCGGTAGATCTCTTCGATGGTGGTGCTGGGCTGCGTGTCGGTCATGGTGGTGTCTCCCTTGAGTTGTTGTGGTCGTAACTTTCAACCATACATATACCTACAGGCCTTGCATTCGTCAAGGGGTTATGGTAGATTTTTTCGTCATGACACCAGACGCCCATCGAGAGCTTGTGACGTGCCTGAAGTGCGGCTATCAATGGTTTCTCGGGAAGCGTGGCGCCCCCAAGCGCTGCCCCTCGTGCACCAGTCGCGCCTGGAATCGCCCGCGCCAGAAGCCTGGCCCTCACCCCCGCAAACCCCGCCCCTAACGTCACCACCCCCACACCTCCTTGAACAGGTACGGCAGGGGGTGACTATTCGGTTTCATGAGAACAGCTCTAGTTGCCCTGCCAATACCTTCGGCTGGCGTTGCTGCTTGGGTTTCGCGTTACGTTTGTCGATGTCGGCCTGCATGCGCGTCCTGAAAATCTCCAGGTACTCCGGTTTAAGTTCACAGCCAATCCACGCACGTCCCAGCCTGTCCGCCACAATTCCTGTGGTTCCAGAACCAAAGAACGGGTCAAGAACGGTGCAGGGAACGGTTTCGCTGGTGTCGCAGCGGCAGGTTTGGCGCCAGCCGGTTGTCGTCATGACATTCTGTGTTGTCGTCATGACATTCTGTGTCGTGCGCTCTCTGTGGGTTCCACCAACAACAATAGCCAAGCTATTTGATGCACTCCATCGCGTCTGTCTCTCGCCAGTCTTTTTTGTTTCCCGAACCCACGGTGCCCCACACTTGACGCAACACCCTTGCTCGCTGGTGCCAGCCTTCAGGCATGTCTCGACCAGTGCCGGTGGAAAGGTGGCAAAATGGGCTCCTGGGAATGGATGCGTGGAAATCGTCCAGACGGTGCGGAGGTTACGATGCGTGCATAATGGACGTTCCATGCCAGCCGTGCTCGTCTTCGTACCAGAAGAGTTATCGAAGCTACGACCATAGACATAGACACCGTCGCCTCGAAACTTAGACCGCATCTCGCCATAGACTGCCTTCTCCCGCACCGCCTCGGCATCGTAAAAGTATTTCTCGCGCTTCGTCAGCATAAACAGGTACTCATGAGCCTTCGTCGGCCGATCAGTGACGCTTTCTGGCATCGGATTCGGCTTCGACCAGATAATGTCGCTCCTGAGCCACCAGCCATCCTCCTGCAAGGCGAAGGCGAGTCGCCATGGCATGCCAATCAGGTCTTTTGGTTTCAACCCTGCTGGTACTTGTGACGCGCCGTTATTCCCAACATCGACGTGCTTGTTATCTGTGACTTGGTATGTTCGGTTCGCTGCATACGAGTCCCCCATGTTTACCCAACACGTCCCGTCATCCCGTAGCACTCGCCGCACTTCCCGAAACACCTCAACCATGTGCGCGACGTATAGCTCGACAGTTGGTTCAAGGCCAAGACAGAACTTCGCGCCATCGCCCCACACCTGCGGCTCGATCCCGTAGTCTCTCAGCCCCCAGTACGGCGGACTCGTGACCACGCAATGCACGGATTGCTCCGGTAACTGGCGCAGTGTGTCAATGACATGACCCTGAAAGGTTCGGGAATGCCCTAGCCTCACCACCCCCACGTCTCCTTGAACAGGTACGGCAGCGGCTTCGCGTCCGGTCCTGGGTCCGTCTGCGCGTCATTATGGCGACAGCGCTCACATAGCCGATTGGCCGCACCCCAGCTCTCGAAGGCCCGTTGACAGCGCAGGCACTCACGAGGCTGCGTCGTCAGCTTGAGGCAATGGCGCGGCGGGTGCTCGACGGTATGCGAGGGCGCCTTGCTGATGCCAGCGCCGGTCCAGGCCAATCTGCGCCGCCATGGCGTGCAACTCTTCCTCGGTATCGGCAAACAGATGGCAACAGACCATCCGTCCGAAGGGAATCCTGGCATCATCGACGTAGACGCTCATCCCTGTCCCTCCCGCACCGCCTGCACGGCGGCGGTGGTTCGATGAGCACATTCACGACAGAGATAATGGCCATCGGTTTCACAATCCCGCCAATCTTGCCACTGTGCAGGGCGTGGCGCATAGGCCGTACAGGGGTCATCAGGGGTCACGATTGCCTGGAATGCCCATAGGCTTAAAGGGCTCGCCAAGTGCCCAATGCCGGTACGCAAACCGCATGAGCCAACGCCAGAAGCCTCTTGTACTGAGCGTCACGGTCATCGCCCCTCCCGCGCCGCCGGCACGGCCCGCTCTGCAAGCAAAGCAATTGCCGTGTGGCAGTGCGCCACCATCTGTTCCAGCTCAGCCTGGTTCAGCCCGATACGCCCGCCTGTGACCTCGACGGCGATGCGCTCCCCACCCATATCATCGAGCACCACAATGTTGCGGGTGCCATTCGTTGTCTTGCCGATGATACTCATCCCTGTCCCTCCCGCACCGCCTGCACGGCGGCGTCAAAAGCCATTAACAATTCCGTTCCTAGCGTCCAGGGTATCGCTCGATTGATGTACGCTCCGAGGGCATTTCGTACATGGCAGCAGCCATTGCATGCGTCCCCAATCCCCACTGGATTGCATGTGCAGGGCTGGCGCAGGGCTTTTGCCTCAGCCTGCCAGGCATTCGAGTTATCGGTCCATGCCTCGACGGCCAGCCGAGACAGGCGCAGGTCTTCCGTGAGCCGTGCGATTTCGGCTTCCAACGCGGCGATGTGACAGCTCAATGCTGCCTCACACGCCTCAATCCAGGCATCCACCTCAGGACGCAACGGGGCATCCTCGTCATCGTGCTGTTTCCATTCGATCATCGGGTATTTCCTCACTGTTACGCTCCGTTACAGTGCTGCCGAGTCGAGTGTAACGCTCTAACTCTTTGATATTCTTTACTTGTTACACTGTTACTAGAAGTTACAGAAGAAAGAGAAAAGTGTGTACAACTTTGGATAAATGTCTGCCATTTGCCATATACGGTATCTGCCATATGACATATGGCTACCCTATACATGGTTCCCCCTGGAGATACGGTTTTATAAAAGGACTGAAACGAGACGTAACGCTGTAACATGTGAATAAAATCCAGGTGTTAGGTGGAAGGTGAAAAACGTAACAGACTGTAATCGTTACGGCAGATGAGCTAGGAGCTGTCGGCTTTGATCCACAGGCGCCGTGTGATGAGGCCATCACGCACGGGTTTCCGCACCCATCCCAAGGCCCGCATAGCGGCACGCACTTGGGCCAGGAGGCGGGTATCTTTCCACGCTTCGGGACTGGTGATCTTGAGGACTTGTTCGGCGATCTCGGGCCAGCTCACCCGCTGCTTGCCCTGGGCGACCAGGGGCAACAACCATTCGGCGATGCGCTCCTCATACTCGTTGGTATGCCGGCGCACATCGCGTTCCAGGCTGGCCTCGATCTTGACCGCCGTGGGCACGTCCCACCACTGCTGCGGATGGGTGGCGACATAGACCAGCGCCTCGGCAAAGAGCTGCTCGCGCATGGCTTCAAACAGATCCACGTCAATCGCACGAGTAGGAATAGGTAAAAAGCGCGTATTGCCTGAGAGCCCTTTGAGGTATTCTTGCTCATTGGTGGTTCCCACAAAGACGGTACGCCTGGGATATTTGACGCGGGTATTCGAATACTTAGGGACATAGTCGTCCTGCGTCATGGTGAGGAAGCTCTTGATGCGGTTCTCTTCGCTGCGTGTGAGCGAATCCAGCTCGGTCAACTCGGCGACCCACACGCCCTGGATCGCCATATGACTCTCTTTGCTCTCCAGCATCATGCTCATATTGGCGTACCAGCGTTGCCCAAGCGCCCGCACCAGCGAACTCTTGCCGCTCTCCTCCGGGCCTTCGAGGATCACCACATAGCGGTACAGGCAGCCTGGGGCCTTGGCGCGGGCCACCATGGACACAGGAATCAGGCGGGAGACGGCTCGGCCATAGGCACTGCCTGGCGCCTCGGCTACATCTTCGAGCCAGGACTCCAGGCGTTCGATGCCATCCCACGGCGGCAGGGCATCGAGCCATTCGACAATGGGGTCACGGGCGGTCTGCTGACAGACGGCGGTGATGCAGCGCTCCACCAGGCGCAGCGAGCGAATGGGGATCCGGGCTTGTTGCCCCAACCAATGCGCGATATCGGTCACGAGCTGATCTCCCACCACGGCATCGTCGCACATCGGCACATTGGCGACGGCATCCCACCAGAAGCGCCCTTGCCACGTCTCGTCATGGGTCAGCCACAGACAGACGTTGGTGACATTCTCGGTGGGCTCACCACTGCGGGTGGTGATGAGGTCACGCTTCCAGCTCGCCGCGGCATCGGGCACATAGCCATGCTGCCGGGCCAGATGGAACAAGGTGCCCAATCCCACCCGTGCCGACTCCTCCGACACCCGCGCCGTATGCTCTTTAAAGCTATCCCACGTCCGCGACTGATCATCCGGGTCGTACTTGTCGCTCTGCTGACTCCAATCGTCCCACAGCAGCCGAGCTCGGGGATGGCTGATGCTGGCCAGCGCCATGCCCACGGTGAGCCAGGTCTGGCGCCCTTCGGAGGGGATGCACGCCAGCGCCTTGGTGATGGCCGGAAAGTCGAATGGGCCGGCACTCGGGAGGATGGCGGGATAGCTTTTGCGTCTAGCCGGCGAAGACCCAGGCTGACCATTCAGATGATTTCCAGCGCGTGTGGCCTGTACAGGCTCTTCGGTCGGAATCGGCCATGCCTCCGCGTGAATGACCGAGAGAGATAAGGGCTCATCGACATGTCCATTCGTCGTGGTCCGTACCGTGACGAGTGTGGGTAACTTCTCAAGCGCCTTTTGGCTATCCTTCTTTTGGTGTGGAAACCCAGGCAAGCGCAAGACCCGACACACATCAGCCGCATTGGGATCGGCGCCATACCGATCAATGAGGACGGGCATGAGCCGATCATAGGCCTCTCGGCTGAGATCGACACGCCAGTAGACGTGATATTTCCCTGGGCTCGTCTCGACCACAGCATGGGGCGTCAGCGGGAACTCGGGCAACGGCTGATCGGGCGTATCGAAGTCAAGGGCCACACAGCGAATCCCACGGAAATAGTCCGGGTGATCGCGTCGCTTACCCTCAAAGCGCTGAATGGCCCATGAAACACAGCAGCCATCTTTTGCCCAGGAGATTGCGCGGTCCTTGACTTGTGCCCAGACACCGACAGCCGTATGCGCTCGAGGCGATCGGTAGGGCCTGCCTTTCATCTTGGCAATCCGGCGTTCACGGCGGATGCGATCCTTATCATCGTCGAAGGCTTGTAGAATCAGCGTCTCGCTGGCCCAGTCTGGCCCCAGCATCGTCTCGAAAAAGCGCTCGGTGATCCCGAGATCAATCGTCGGCGTGGGCATAGGCATCCTCGGTGTCGTCGTCGTAGGATCGCACGTCCTGGATACTGCCAAAATGCTCAAGGACGATGCGCATATACTTGCCTTCGGGGAGCAGCACGACCCCTTGTGGTGTCGGGTAACGCCCCTGATGCGCCTGGGATAACGCCTCCGCCGCCGTACTCGGCATTGACACCCCCCGACGTGCGAACCATTGCCGGGCATACCACTGGGCGCCACCCTCATATTCCAGCGTCACCCACTGGCGCACCCACTTGGGCTGCCCGTCGAGCAGATACGACACCACAAGATTCTGCTTGCCGGGATACTTCTTGCTGGGCTGCAACTCGTAGATCGCTTTCAGGACACCACGCACGAGGCCAACGGGCTGATCCTCACCAAATGGGTCACGGGTGGAGGCTTTGGTACTGTGCTGGTATTGCTTGAGGCGTTCGGCGGCTTCCTGGCGTTTCTGGCGTTCTCGGGCGTCTCGGGCCTCGCGTGCGGGGGAGGATTCGATGGAGGGAATTTCATGCAATGGGGCATGACGATCGAGATTGCCGGCGAAATCAACGATGAGGCAATCCTCTTTGCCGGGCGCTTGCCTGGACCCCCGGCCGATCATCTGCACGATTAAGGATTTGCTTTGGCTGGGCCGCAGCATGGCAATGGCGTCGACATCGGGCAAATTAAAGCCCGTGGTGGCGACCTGGCAATTCACCAGCGCCCGCAGCTCGCCTCGATCGAACCGGCCCAGAATGTCGGCGCGCTGATCCTTGGGCGTGTCGCCGGTGATCAGGTCGCAGGCAATGCCGCGGGCCTGCAGGCGTTCAGTGACGAGCCGGGTATGGGCCACATCGACGCAAAAGAGCAGCCAAGAGCGCCGCGCCTGCGCCAGCTGGCACAGCTCATCAAGGGCGCCTTCGACCAGATCTTGATCGCACGCCTTCTGGCTGAGATCGCTCAGGACATAATCCCCCTGGCGCGTGCGCACCCCAGCCACGTCGACATTATGGGCGGTCAGAATGCCCCGCAACGGCGCCAGATAGTCGGGAATTAAAGCCCGGATGCCAACCTCATAGGCCAGCACATCGAACCAGCTATCGGACTCGCCCCAGACCTGTCCGCCTTCCAAGCGGTAGGGTGTGGCACTCAACCCCACTCGTGGAGCCTCTGGGCAGGCGGCGAAGACCTGGGCATACATGGCCCCGTTGGCGCTCTTGGGCGGCACCAGATGGCATTCATCGACGATGACCAGGGAGAACGGTCGCCACGCCTGCAGGCGCTCCATGTGGCGATAGATCGATTGGATACCGCCGAACACCACCCGTGCCTCCGCCTCCCGTCGCTCCAGGCCGGCCGAATAGATGCCGGCCGACTCCAGGCCGGAGAGCTGCGCCAAGGCGCGGATATTCTGCTGCAGCAGTTCCTGCCGATGCGTGGCCACCAACACACGCCCATCATGGCGCCGGGCGATCTCTGCCAGCACCAGGCTTTTACCTGCCCCGGTGGGCAACGCCAGCACCGGATGATGGCCTTGCGCCAGCACTTTCTCGGCTGCTTCGATGGCTTCCAATTGATACGGTCGGAGGGCAATCGTCGTCATGGCCTACCCATCGCCATCTTACACATGAGAGAATGCCCCTCCACCAGGCCAGCGCTGGTGCTGTGAGGCCCGTAAACGCCGCCAGACGCTGATGGGGCCCCTGCCTGACGTGGGGCATATAGACGCCACGCCTGTGCACCGATATGATGGTTTTGGGCTCCTGACATCCCCAGGCCGACAATCCACGCCTGGCGCCCTAGGTACACATAGCCTTGCGGGCACGCGCACGAGTTTGGGCATTTGTCAGGTCCGTGCAATATCGGGCAATAGTCGTGATGTGTGTTGGGCACAATTCACCGCAACGTGTCAGGAGCCTACTTGCCGTCCTGGTCGTGGGACGGCAGTACTGATTTATGGCCGTTTGGCTTTTCGAACGGCGCCAGGAGATATTCATACGGTTTGGCAAATTCTTCGAGTATCTCTCGCAATTTCAGGCCTCTGCCTGCGGCCAGCACTCGGAGAATTTGATGGGTGCGTTTGTCAACCGGAATGTTCAGCAACTTATTGTCAAACATGGCCATCGATCCCCTTTAGTGCTATGATTTAAGCTGATGACTACCCTAATATGTGGCAGTCAGGGAACCAAGTCAAGGGGAATTATGAGTCGAACGAAAAATATATTGCACATATAATGTATGGGATATATCCAGAAGTGGAATTGTTCTATGACAATACATGACAAAACATAAGGAAATGGTGTATGAGGTCGGCTGATGCGTGGTGCCGGCGTCATCACCAGGTGCGCAAGGGGGGAATAAAGAAATTTACGGTATTATCTTGCATATGGTATAAGTGTCTGATAAAGTAGGGACAGAACGCCGCCACCATGGCGGTGGTGCATCTTGGCTGCGCAAAAACCCGCACGAATACGGTTTAAATCCGACGCAAATCGGACCGCTAACGGTCGGTTTGCGGCTGGCAATCCTGGCAAGCCCAAGGGCGCCAAGCATCGCGCCACCCTCGAAGTCACGCCCATCAAGGAACTCGCCTCGATTCACCTGCTGGACCCCGAGTATCTAGCGGCTCTGAAGGTTCGTCTCAAGGCCGGCGACGCGCCCCACATGGAGAAGTTTTTCGCCGAGCACCTCTGGGGCAAGCCGAAAGAAACCATCGACCTCAACATTACCCAGACGCATATCCAGGCCATTATTATGATGAGTGACCTGGAATTGTCCGCCTTTTTGGACGCGCTCAGCACCGGGCGCCAGGACGACGCCTTGCAGCTTCTACCGGGGAGTGCCGCGTGATGGCGACGGCAGAAAAGTCAGACGACACGACCACCGTGCGCTGCTGTATCTGTGGGCGTGAGCTGCCCTACCACGAGCCCGAAGCGGTCAAGGTGCCGACGTGGTATCTCTGCAGCGCCTGTCACGCCCAAGAGGTCAAACCGCATGCCCACCCCTGACGAGATTGCCCTCTTTCAGCGCATCGCCAGTCTCACTCTGGCTCAACGCCAGGCCAGCGACCCCATGCGGCACTTCCAGCCCACGGTGAAACAGCGCCCCTTTGCCGACAGCGTGTTGCACCCCGAGATCAGCGGCAAGTGGGAGAATTGGGCCGTGGGCTCGAATCGCTGGGGCAAGACGGCGATCAATAGCTGGTGTACGGCAAAGCTCTTGCGCGAAGGCATCGAGCCCATTCACAGCGCCTATAGCACGCTCCCCGATGGCACCAGTCTGGAGGTACGAGACCGCGCCACCAGTGGCTGGATCTTTGGCCTGGATGGCAACGTGATTCGGGACGTGCTGCAGCCGGCCCTGTTCGACAACGGGCACACCAAGCCGGGACAGCCCGAGCCCTTCATCCCGGCCAGAGAGATTGCGGAATGGCGGCCAGGCGATCAGGAGCTGCGGCTCAAGAGTGGGTCGGTCGCGGTGTATAAGAGCTGTGAGGCGCTGGCCAGCAAGAGCGCGGGCGCGGGATTGGACTTTATTTCCTTCGATGAGCCCCCACCCAAGAAGCACTACGAGGAAGCCACCATTCGCGTGGGGGCCGGGCGTCGGCTGCGGGTGTTTGCCACCGCGACCTTGCTGCCACCCGAGGGGCATGTCGAGACGATCTCCTGGGTGTACTCGGAAATTATCGCGCCCATTCTCGAAGGCCGCAAAACCGACGTGGGGTTGTTTAATGCCAGCATCTACGATAATCCCTTTATCAGTGGCGAAGAAATCGCCCGGCTGGAAGCCCGCTATCCCTTGGGCTCGCTGGCCCGCCGCATTCGGCTGAATGGGGAACTGATCCCTGGCATCAGCGGAGCGGTGGCGTATGGGAACTTTGCCCGAGCCATCCATGTGCGGGAGCAGCCACCCCTCTCGCCCTATAAACCGCTCTGCTGGTGCTGGGATTTCAACGTGAGCCCCTTCTGTACGGTGCTGGGGCAACGGGATGGCAACCTGTTCCGCGTGTACGATGAGATCGTGCTCGATGAAGGGGTGATCGAAGACCAGGTGGATGCCTTCCGCCAGCGCTACCCTCGCCACCCACACGAGATCTGGATTTATGGCGATGCAAACGGGGGCAATCGCTCGCATCTGACCCAGGACGCGCCGAAGTCGAGTTATACGATGCTGCTGAAGCTCATGCAAGCATACAGCGCCCGGTTACGCATGAAAGTGCCCGCCGCCAATCCCTTAGAGGTGGACCGGGTGAACGCCATGAATCTAGCCTTGCGGGATGAAACCGGGGCCACGCATGTGATCGTGTCGCCCCAGTGCCAGGAGCTGATTACCGATCTGGAGCAAGTCTTGGCGGATCCCCGGGGCGGGCTCAAGAAGACCTACAACCAGAAAGACCCCTACAGCCGTCGGACGCATACCAGTGACTGCCTCTCCTACTGGGTGACAGCGGAGGCGCCGGTGAAAGCCATGCGGCCACAGGGCACCGCACCCGTACAGGTGAAGGCGGCCGGCTATGGGGTGGCGCGATGACCACGGCGCTGATTGGCAAATGGTATAGCGGCA